GTGCCACCAAAGTTAAGAAAAGCGCCTGGAGTGGTTGCACTAGGAATATCCGTAGAGCCAGAAATAGTCTGTACATTTATACCGTTCCGTTGTAAAAGAATTGGCAGATGCCATTTCCATTGTGATGTGTATCTAGTCTCTACCGACTCGATATCTACTAGATATAGATTCATTGCTGTCTGGCCGCAATCCTACGCTCTTTGTCAAACTTTTTCCATTGGTCACTTTTATAAATATCACGCTCATCATATCTAAGCATATTATTTTTACAAAACTCTAAATAAGCATCAAGCTCATCGAAAATTTCAGTGACTTCAGGTTTCATACCCAAAAAGCGTTTGTTATTCTTTTGTGCCATTATTCTTCCTTAAATAGAAATTAATTGAGGTTTATGTGTGTCGTACTTAATAAAACAACCATTTTCATCGTCTTCGCTTACTTCGATCCATACACTGCGACTTGGATAGCGATCAGCAATTTGCAAATATAAATCATCTGCAATCATTTCACAACTTTTGTAATCTAACGACAATACACTCGAGTTGCCAGAATACAATTGTTCAAGCCATCGCTTGAATTGAATAAATTCCAAGTCTCTATCATCGTGGAATACTGAAATCCAAACCCTAAAATGAAAAATGTGACGATGAGGATACGCAAGAAAACTGACATCATACTGGTCTCCCGTTGCTAATTTAGGATCAGTTTCAGCAGCTGGATATCTATGAATACCTTCTTTTTGAAAAGTTACCCAAATTTTTCTCTCAACTCGTTGCATAATCCTTGTTACTACTTCTCTCTGTTCCTGATTCATATTTATTCCTTTTTTAAACCCAACTTAAATAGCCTCTGCTATATTTTTTATGCCTATTTAAACCATCCTGAAATGCTTGTTGCCATTCTGTATCTCTATTATACCCTTTTGTCCAAAAACTGTCAACATTAATCTTACCAGTTTGTATCATATAAACCGCTTCCCACATACATTCAAAAAAACCATCTGTTCTTGGACTTGGAAATACAATAGTGCATGCTTTCCATAATAAGTTTTGAAAATCGGTAGTAATTTTCTTTTGTGTGCCTAAAATTAATAATCCTTGCGTGTTTAAGGCTCCCTCACTAAATGCAAAGTCACTATTGCCTAAGTCTATAATTACATCATAATTATGTTTAGGTTTTTTTTCTAAATTAGTTACTGACTTCCAAATTTCACTATTACTTGACCCTACAACATCAATTTTAAACTTCATGTTTAAATTTTTAATTGTGTGAAAGGCTACCCACGCTAAAAACCCTGTACCAATAATAAGTAAATTTTTATTTGTGCCACTTCGTTTAATAATATCGTTCAAAGGTTGTAAAACAAGATTTATACCACATGCTACTGGTTCTATAATATACCTAGGGTGAGCTTGCGGTACTAAAACATATTCATTTTCCCGCACAGTATAAAAGTCAGCATATGCTGGCTCGCCCCTTGTAGCAACATAATCACCTACTTTAACATCCTCAACATCTGATCCTACTTCAATGACTTGTCCTAAACCTTCATGGCCTTGCATATGCAGTGGTAACTGCCCAAATGAGCCAGTCATCATGTCAATGTCACTACGGCAAATACCTGTAAAAATTGCTTTTACTTTTATATCTGTATTAGTCAATATGGGACAAGTGTAAGAAGTTTCAAAAAACTTTCCCTGTCCTAAAGTTTGTAAAACTCGATTTATGCTATTTGTTTGTGTATCCATATGTCTTGCTCAAGTTGATTTTGCCAAAAAATATCGTTGTAAATGTTGGCATAAACGAATTTTAGCATATTTTTGTATGCAGATTCAGGACATAATCCAAGATCTATAAACTCATTGTCGAAATATAGCCCTATATCGGACCCAGACATACTACGCCAATCAGTAGTAATTGTTATATCTTTATTAAAAATATTGGTGTTAAGAGTTACATAATCATCTACATTGTATATCCCATCTACTTTTATATCCCCATAGTCGCTATCGGTTAGATCCTGCAATTGCCATTTTTGAGTTTTTATTTTATTATGCCAATTTGTTTGTTGATACTGTGGTTCAAATAAGGTATAAAAACTTAGTAAATGAGGCAAAAGGTCTTTACTTACCCCACCATAACTTAATTGACTATTAGTAAACCAACTGCCGGGTTTAGGAACACGATTATTATTAATCCAGTGTAATTTAATATTTTTACTTTTATGGTATTTTGCAAATAGTAGTTTAGTATTATCTCTATATTGATTATTTTTTATCATCATAAAGCGTGTATTTGGAAATTCTCTAACTAAAGATTGCCATTCCTGCGCATCTTTAACTCCAGGTTTTTCTATTAATACAATTTTACTAACTTTTGCTACTTTTTTTGCAATTGAGTAATGTAAATAATTAGGTACTGAAACAATAGCAATATCTATAGAGTTAACATCTGTAATTGCTTGGTCTAAGTCTAAATAGTTTGGGTTTAGATCAGGATTTATATCTACTGTATAGCAAATATATTTTAAATCCTTACATACATTTTTATACAATTGGCCTATACCTAGGCCAACTACTAAACATTTAATTGCTGCCATCTAAATTTTGTTCAAGTTTATCAAGTTCTGTATCTATAGCTTCTGGAGGTAAATCTTCCTCGTCAAAACTAAAATGTTTACTAAAATAAGTTTTACTATTTACAGCATTTTGACTTAAAGTTCCTCGTGTGCCAACAATACACATCCAATATTTGTTATATTCTTCAATTATAGCTTCTGCACGCCCTCTATCGCTAGTAGCAAAAATATCATTTACCACATCTCTAAAAAAGTTATGCCTATTAGATCTAAATGATTTTTTCCCTGCAATAGTGGATATAAGCATTTCTGGAACTATGCCATTATCATATTGCCTATTAGCTTCTTGTACTGCATAAAGGTGTGACCAAACATTATGCCCCATTTGTAAAACATAACTAAAACTGTCCCAGCTGGTTTTGCCTTCTTTGCCTATTTTATTAAGATCGCCTGGTTTATATACACATACATCCTTAATTAATAAGCGTTTACTGATGGGACTTTCTAAAAATGTTTCAAATACTTTGTCATTAATAACAGCATCGCCAAAAAATCTATTATCCACAGAATATTTTTTATCATCTACACTTGTACGCATTCTATAGACCCATTTTTTACGATCAGGAAATTCTGATTCAGTATAGATTTGTCCGTTAGCGGTAGCTAAAAATGGGCTTGCACAATCAAAACTTATTGTAAAGTTTTCGTTATGATATTTACGAATAGCTCGTTGAATATCTGTCAATAACAATCCCCATTCAAGTTTACCTGTTCCAAGGAAGTGCATCCAATCATGTTTACCAGGTTCTAATAGTCCTTCAAATCTTAGTGCCACTAACCGCTTTAATGCTAGATGTACATCGCACATATTCTGCCCGCCCATTGCCCAACCATCAAATGGTTGTTCAAAGTGTTTAGGGTCACAATAATGTTTTACTTGATTATACCAACGGTCAGCTTCTTCATGTGTTTCTCCTTGTAATACATTTAGTAATTTGCAATTACCATTTCTATTACGCATGAAGTAATCATTATTAATTAATGTAGCTTGAATGGCTTCAGCTTCGCTAGTAATACCAGTTGCTTTTCTTGCTACTGCACTTCGTGCAGCCCAGCTAGGCACATCTAGAATCATACCTCGATCCATATATGCATCTAGCCATTCAATAACTTGTTTACGACGCTGGCCTGCTTTGGGACAGTTAGGATTTTTCCAATCGCCTTCCCAAACACCTTTACCAATTTGGAACCCGCCACTATCGCCTAAAATAAATGAATTTTGTCTATCACGATTGCGCACCATTTCGTCTCGATTAGGTGGTGCATTCACATCCAGTGCAGCATGTCCTGCACTATATAAACTCCATTTATAGTGAAAGTATCCATTGGTTTTATCAAACCAATTTAATCCATCAATGGATCCATTAAAATGAACGGGTATTCTTGTTTGTGACAAATAGTTAGGATTAAGTTTATTTTTACTTAGTTCACTTGAATAAAAACTACTTAATGCAGGTAAAAATATAGCATAATCCCGTTGTTTTGTAGTTAAATCGTCTTGGGGAATCATATTATACAAACTTATTTTGTTTGTGCAGGCAAAATATATTCGTACAATCCAAGGCCAGAATCTACTGTGATTAACATAACACCATTGTCACTGATCTTTATTGTTTTATCGCCAGACAAATTTAAAACACTAAGAATAATTCCAACAGGATAGCTCATAGTTTTAGTCAATGTACCTACTGTGTCATAATTAAAAATAAAATTACCTGCATGAGTGCTGTGATCACCAAAGTAAACTTTAATATCTTTTTTCTCTTGTTTAATGGTAAAACTAGTTTCTTCGCTATTTGCACTAGCTTGAAATTTTAGTCTTTGAATTGCTTGGACACTTGGTTCAAATTCTACATGCCATTGTGCGCCTTTAAATTTTGGAGTTTTTAGTTTTTCCTCAATTGTGGCCTGGTTCATTAATCGATATTCATTTTTAAAATCTCCTACTGCATTTGTAAAATTAATGCTGGAGGGGATTTTTGTACCATTATCATCTTTAGTAATTACAGTAATATTAGCATCCTCTCTATATTCAGGGATATTAAGAACTGTATTAAGTTTATTTAGATTTGGCATACCGAATATACCGATAAAATCTGGTAACACATTATGGAATCTAGCTTTAATAACCACAGAATTGTCAATACTAATGGTATGTAGTTGTGTTTCTTTTTCTGTTCCAACAATTTTTACAGTATCAATAACACCTAATGTATAGGTATTACGAACTATATCTTGTAAATAGTCTTTCATATTAATCTCCTAACAAAGTATTGTATATTATATATTTAGAAAAATCAAGAAGATTTGGCAATTATTTCGCCTAAAACTGGTTGCAATTTAATAGTATTTAATTTACCAGGTTTGGTATAAATTATAAAATCAGCTTCTGAACTACGATGAGTTAAAGTTCCAGACTTATTAAATATTTTAAAAAAGTCACCTACAGTTTGATATGGTTTCAAATAACTTTCTACTTCTTTTAATTCTGACAATGTGTCGCCATTTACAAAGTTAAATATTAAAGTACCGCCTGGGCGTAACAAATTATATATAATGTTTAATAGTTGTGTAAATTCTTTATTATTTAAATAATTAATTATATTCCAACAAACTATACATGAAAATTGCTTATGTGGTAAAGTAATATAACCTGATGTTAAACCATTACTTAACAGATATGGCCGTAATCTTTTCTGATATACTGGATTAAACCGTTCTAATATGTTTTGTAATCCCTTTTCATTATAAGATGCAATATAAAGTGGATCTGCTGCAATCATAGAATGTACTAATTTGTACGCATCCCCTATAAACAAACTGGGATATCTACAATCAGTGCTTCGTGTAATAAATGGAGTTACTTCTTCTAGTAATGTATCACTTAAAACTTTTTCAGTATCATTTTGTTGCAAACAACTAGACAATGAATGTATTTGTAATTGTTCTTTAAGACGATTAGTTTCATTTTCTAAAAAACTTAACTCTCCCAATATTTTTTGATTGGCTTTTACCAGTAAATCAAGTTCTGAAGAAAGAGTTTTTAGCTGGTTATTAAAATCTACTTGAATACTTTTTAGTTGATCATGAAAGTCCTGTTGTATTTGTAAGGTCTTATCTAAATAATATTGTAGTTCACTTAGTTGCATTTATTCAAAACTAAACAAATCAAGAAAACTGCTTTTAATATCAGTACTAGCAATAATATTCCAATTAAGCACGCCTAATAGATTTTCTACTTTTTGATCTACAATAGTGCCTTCCATTTCACTGTCATCAAATGGTAGGTCTTTAAACCAATTAGGGATATGATTTTCATCAATAGGATATGCTACACTTGTATAGCCTAAAGGATTATTTTTAAGTTTACATACAATGATTTTCATACCATCTACTATACTCATTGAGTAATTGTCACTGTTAAGTCTTCGTAAGTTATTCCAATTCATTGCTGCACGAACATGTCCTGGCATATTAGCCTTACCTAATTTTTGTTCTTGTTCAACATAATTAGTAAGGTTATTTACTCGTTTAGGGGTGCCTTTTTCCCAAGGTGGTCTGTTTCTAAAGTCTAATTTAAACTCTTTAATACGGCCAATAATATAATCTTTGGTTTGTCCTGTAAGTACATCTAATAGAATACTACTTAAGAAGTCTTGCACAACTTTTGGGGTATCACTTCTTTTTAGATCAAGGCCCATAGCTTTAAGGTCGCCGGGTTTGCCGTTAGTATCTTTGCGTTTACCTTCTTTATCATAAATTAAAACAGCATACCTTTTCTTTTTAATAAAGATACCTTTACTGGCAACTAATTCTCTACCGCCTTTAATGATAGTGCCTAAGTCTCTAGTGCAGTGAAATGCTCTTTCCATAAATGATGGAAAGCTTTCATTAACTTGATCTGCTATTTTGTCATAAAGTTGGATGCAAGTATCCTTACTCCACTCCATAGTTCCGGATTCAACTTCTGTTTTAATAATTGGCCATGCACTAAAATACACGCTATCTGTGTCACCGTAGATGATACTTTCGCCTGTATGGTCATATTTTCCTGTTATGCATTCATTTACAAATGCATCCATATGTTGAGCAATAGCTCTACCAGTTAAAGTTGTACTTTGGCCAATTCTATGATCGAAAAATCTACAGCCTGGATTTAAAATCGCACCATAAAGGCTGTTTAGATTAATCTTTTTAACTAATTGTCGTTTATCCCAATAAACTTTATCTTCATCGGTTTCTGATTCTTTCAACTTCTTTTGCATTTCTTTTCGTTCTGCGTACCATTTTTCCAACAATCCTGGCACAATGCCTTTTTGTTGAATGTTAAAAATAGTACCATTAGCACTAAGGGCCCAGGGTTTATCGCTTTGAAAAATTAATCGCCAAACATCTGCAGCAGAAAGTACATCACTATTTCCATCTTCCCAATCTATAGTAATTTCTGTGCCCTGATCTCCGTTCATTACTGCAGTGTATTCTAGACTACCAAATAAGCCTTCCCAAGCTTCTGCAAAGCTTGAGCCTGATTCCATTTTTGTTTTAATATAATGGTCTGTCATTATGGGTCTTAATTGACCCACAATAGTTTCAGGCCCCATGTTTAGTGCTCTGATTGTGGATGGATATAGACTGTTGATGTCGATTGCACCGATGCTTTCATGCATTCCTGTTTTGGGATAAGCAACATAGGCACCTGCCGCTTGGGTTTCTCCTCCGTCTTCTTCCCTACTTTTCCGATTAGGAACGACCAATCCTTGACTGTGTGCTTCATTTATAATAGCCTGTTCTGTAGTTGCGACTGCGCCCATTGTGGTAGGTAACAGTACTGTGTTGTCATGTGCAATAGTATTAGCAAGGTCAATAAATCTCAATTTTGTATCAAGTTTTGCTAATAGTCTTGTATCCTGACGATTGTATTCAATAAATGTGTCGAAGTCTTTGTTATAAAGTTGATCTAATGTTCCTTCATATGGTGTTTTCCTTTCCGAAAGTTCATATTCCCCGATTGCATCCAAACTATAACTATGCCGTTCTTCATATGTATATTTTCTATATAACTGCATATAGTCAATATGTACACGACCTACCAAATCAAATGTGGTTTGTTCTGTGCCGTATCTTTCAAATATTCTTCCTTTAGGATGTTGCCCCCAAAGACAGAATCTTCTAGTATCGTCTGCACTAAGCACACGAGTTATTCTTTTTACCAAATAGGGAATATCAAAGCCTTCACTATTCCAGCCACTAAGAATATCTGCATCATCTATAATGTTGAGAAAAGTATCTAACAAGGTTGCTTCATCTTCGAAGATAAAGCAATCAGAGTGTTTAGCTGCAATTTCATTTGCAGTTTCTAGACTCATACCTTTAGGGGGAATAACCAGTGTAACTAGTTTATCTAACCAATCAAGGTAGATACTAATTGCAGTAACCATGTTAAATGGATCATCAGGTTTACTAAACCCTTTTACAGGATCAAAGTCAACCTCAATATCAAAAAAAGCAGTTTGTAGTTTTGGTGCTTCTTGACCTAGATAATGTTCTTCTAAGCAACGGAATACAGGTTTAATATCACTTTCCCATAGCCGTTTATTGCTTTGTATTTTCAGTTCTTTATGAAATTCTCTATGATTTTTAGTTGTGAACCTACTTACGCTAGTGCCGTAAATAGTTTTAAATTTACCTTTAGGGTCATCGTAGTAAAAAACAAGATTTACTGGATATTCCTGGTAAATTCGTTGACCGTTTACACGCTCAACAACATGTATACGGTCACTATGTTTATCTAAAATAGCATCAACATACATTAAAGAGTACGCCCAACTGTTTCTAGAATAGAATTCAGTTCTTCGTTTTCTTTATTTGTTTCCCCTAGTTTGCTTTTAAGTGCAATACGCACTGCTTTTTTTAATACACTAGGTTTAATTTCAAGTTCTTCTGCGATTGCTTTAATTGTATCACTCAAACCTGCATTTAAGTCTTCTACTTCTTGCATAACACTTACGCCCTCATTAATAAGTTGAGTAAGTTTAAGCTTCTGTTCTCCACTGAACATTCTACTTGACATAATAGCTCCGTTAAAAAATTATTTAAAACCGATTTTCATAAATCTTGTATAATTTGAATTTGGATCTTGTAAAGGTTTTTGTTTTAATATCAAAGTTTTTGTAAGCGGAAAAGCATCATCAAATTCAAATATATCATTAGTAACTACAGGTACTAATTGTACATTATTTCTACCTTGAAGTGCAACAAGAGATCCTGCCGGAATGTTATCTAACCAACCATTATTTTCCATATCGTTGCAACTGGTAT